GTATTTGAAGCCTGTCGCACCTACTGCGTCAGCTACAACTGCTCCAGCTACTGAAGCGCCCCCAATCAATCCTGATTTACAAGATCGTATTTCAAAGCTGAATGACGAATGGAAATCTCGCAAAGACCTTAACCCTAAAGGTTTAGATTTGCCAATCACAAGCAAATCACGTACTTTTGAAGAACAAAAAAAATTATATGATGCTTATGTTGCCAAAGGCAAAAAAGGGTATCTTGTAGCGCCCCCTGGTTCAAGCGAACACGAGACAGGCAATGCGGTAGACTTACTGCCAAACGTGCCTGATGAACTGTTAAATAAATACGATTTGCATAGACCTTTTGGAGCAAAAGACCCCGTACACGTTGAATTAAAACCTGGTACTGTCACGGCTCAAGCTGATGACATAGATGTGCCTGGACTTAAATATTTAACGCCTCCTGGCACGATTACGGCACAAAAAACAACCAAAATAATTCCGTCAATTACTTTGCCAACAACGCAAGAATTGAAAAAAACAGCTGGTGAAACCATATACAACCCTGAATGGTGGGCTAAAGACATTGCGGCAAAAGCTGACGTTGCTTATGGTGGTCTGTTGGGCGCTGGACAATTTGTTGCTACACCGTTTGCTAAAGCGGCAGATTATTTGACAAATTCCACGGCTGGTACAGACGTATTGAACCGTGTAGCGGATTTTGCTAGTCATCCTGTTGGTAAAGCAATGGGTATTACTAATGACCCTGTATATCAAAAAGAAGTTGCTACAAAAATATTGGGTACGATTGCTCAATACGCTGATAAACCAATTTCATACATAGCTGAACAAACAGGATTACCCAAAGACGAAGTGTCTTGGTACGCACAAGCGGCAGGAATCAAATTAGCGCCAACTGTTGGCAAAGCTATTTCTGAAGGCGCTGGTAAAGTAAAAACTGCGGCTATTGAAGGCGCTGAAACCGTTGGAAAAGCAAAAGAACAAGTACAACAGCAGTTTCAAACGCTAAAAGAAGCAATGAAACCTGAAGCAAATCCCAATTTGCGTAGCATTGGTGCGGCTGAAGCTGATAAGGTTTCTGTGCGTAAAGCTAATGCTCAAGATTTATGGGAGCCAATGGACTTAGAAAGAAGCCAGTTGACCAGAGATTTTGGTGATGTAAATTGGGCAAGGGAACACGCAAAAGACCCTGTTGCTGGAAAACTGTTTCGTGATTTGTATGCAGATCAAAACGCTAAAGTTGCTACTAATTTTCAAAAAGCTATCAACAATACGGGCGCTGAATTAACAGGCGTTGAGCGTGCTGAACTTGGTCAAAAAATAAATAATGTTGTTGACACATACAAAAAAGATCGTTATCAAAAAGTCAGCGATGCGTATGATGCGGCAGATAAAGCTGGTGAAACACTTGAACAAGTTTCATATCAACCTTTGATTGATTACGTCAACAACAAACGACCAACAGTAAAAAAACAAAACCCAATTCTTAGTACGATTGAAGAAGAATTAGCTCACAATGACCCAAATGGTGCTGGAACAATCAATTTGCGTCAGATGGAGGACATTCGCAAATTAATTGCTGAAGAAACAGAACAAGGAACATCTAACGGTTTTCATGGCAATCAGTTGCGTAAAAATATAGATCAATTAACAGCCAACAAAGGTGGTGATTTATACAAAACGGCACGTAAACTCAATACAGATTACATGACTGAATTTGAAGACACGCCTACTGTCAAAAACATTACAGCACTTAAAAAAGGCACGGTTGATAGGGTTGTGCCGTTAGAGCAGTTGCCTGAAAAATTGTTACTCAGCGCTACAAAAGATCAAGTACAACAAGTATTTAACACTTTAGCTAAAGCTGGACCAGAAGGTCAGCAAATGATAAATGAGCTAAAAGGCGTTTTGGGTGAACATTTGCGTGACCAAACGTTTCAAGGCGTTAACAGAGACGTACATGGGAATTATGTTCCATCTGCGCCTAAACTTAATGCCGCATTAGAAAAGCTAGACAAAAGCGGAAAGCTGGATTTAGTGTTTGGAAAAAAAGATGCTGAACGTTTTAGAACGCTTAATGAAGTTGTACAGGATATTCGTACAGTACCTGAAGGTTCAGTTAATTATTCGGGTACTGCGGCTAATCTTAAAACAATGTTGGCTGATATAGCGGGTTCATATGTTTTAACAGGCGTACCAGCACCATTGGTCATGGGCGCTAAATGGACGGCTAATCAAGCAAAAACTTTGAGAGATTTGAACAGGGTCAAAGATTTTATTGATTTTGGAAAGACAAAATAATGGATTGGCAACAACTTATCAACTTTGCGGCATCCGCAATTCTTATGGCACTTGGTTGGTGGTGTCGTCAAATTTGGGATTCTGTTCAAAATTTAAAAAAAGACGTTCAAAAAATTGAAGTCGATTTGCCAACACATTACGTCAGAAAAGTCGATATTGAATCACGATTTGATCGTTTGGAAAACATCTTAGACAAGATATTTGACAAGCTGGACAACAAAGCTGACAAATGAGGTGCTGAAATTGACCCGTTTACGCTTATTGCCGCCGCAAGCACGGCTCTCAAACTTGTTAAACAGGGTTGTGAAATGTTCCGTGAGGGGCAAGCGTATGTCAAGGACGTTGTTAAGACAGCTAAAGAAGTACAAGCAATCGGTAATGAAGTATTGGGGTTTTGGGGCGAACTGAAAGCCATTTTTGATTTCAAGCCAAAAATAACCGAGAAAATTGCAGAAAAAACGCAAAAAACCGATTTAAAACCGTCTAAACGCAAACAAGAATTTGATGCTAATGCTGTTTATTCGCAAATTGGAAAGAACATAACGGATTTTTTTAAGGCATACAACGCATTAAAAGATCATATTGCAGAGGAGGAGGAAAAGTCCAAAACTGTGTATGACCCAACAGGAGATCAAACTGAAAAAGCTGTTCAACGTGTGTTAGCGCTAAGTCAAATGGAAACGATGCAAGTAGAACTAAGGGAATATATGGTGTATCACGTTCCACCAGAACTCAAAGATTTGTACACTCGCATCAATCAGATGATTGGTACTATTCAAAACGAACAGGCGTTGGCTAGACAAGCTCAATTCAAAAAACGGAGACAAATTGAAGCTGAACAACGAGAGTTTGCTGACAAAATTTGGTTTAGAACTGCATCAACCATTGCGGTGATTTTTGTATCAATTTACATTATGGGCTTGATGTGGGCAATAAAACAAATGACTGGGGGTACGTGATTGTTATTATTTGTTTGGCGTTTTTGTTTGTGCTCATATTACCTATTATTGGGTTTATGTACATGGATGTAAGACAACAACAACTAATGATTGCAAGTGATATCAGAAAAATTGAAAAGTTGAAAAAAGAGTTAGAAAAGCAAAAGGAAACATCAAAGGAGTAAGTATGGATTGGTTAAAAACAATAGCACCTACCATAGCGACAGCGTTGGGTGGTCCATTTGGTGGATTGGCTTATGAAGCAGTCTCTAAAGTGCTGGGAGTGTCTCAGGATGACGCTAAAAAGATGCTAGATGACGGCAAATTGACTGCTGACCAAATAGCATCAGTCCAGCAAGCTGAAATTGCTTTGAAGGCAAAGGCACAAGAATTGGGTTTAGATTTCGAGCAACTTGCGGTGACAGATCGAAAGTCAGCCAGGGACATGCAACAAAATACGCACTCATTTATTCCACCCGCACTTGCTATTATGGTCACATTCGGGTTTTTTGGTATCTTGGTCGGATTGATGATGGAAACGTTCAAAACATCGGACGCATTACTACTTATGTTAGGTAGTTTGGGAACAGCTTGGACTGCTATCATGTCATTTTATTTTGGTTCGTCAGCTGGTAGTCAAGCCAAAGATGCAATGTTACATAAATCAACCCCAACGGAGGAAAAATGATAAATTCCAGATCATTAGATGAACTTTTGCCTGAAGTCAAAAAACGTGTTGAAACATTTATACAATTATGTAAAGACAATAACATTGATTTATTGGTTACATCTACATACCGTGATAACGAAAGTCAGGAGAGCTTGTATGCCCAAGGACGAACAGAACCAGGACGAATTGTTACAAATGCTAAAAGCGGTGAGTCTTTCCATAATTATCGCTGTGCTGTTGACGTTGTGCCTCTCATTTCTGGGAAGCCTGATTGGGATGGAACTCATCCAATATGGCAAACCGTAGGACAGCTGGGAAAACAAGCTGGATTAGATTGGGCTGGTGAATGGCATTCTTTTAAAGAATTGGCTCACTTCCAATACACGGGCGGTTTAACTATCGCAGAACTTAAATCAGGTCAAACAATAGCATAAGGAAATATCATGGCAACAAATTACAAAATCAGCGGCAAAGAACATAAATCACCAAAATCACACTATGTTGTTTTGCGTGAACATGAAAAAGCAAATGAAAACGAAATTCACAGACTTGCGGACAAATTAAAAAAACATGAAAGTTTACCCGCAGAAAAAGCACACCCAAATTCGCAATCTAGTGCACCTCTGCCCAACATGCGTTAGTTTTCAGACCAACCCCCAGCCCAGCAAATATAAATTGCACTTACGATGATCGAGAGCATTCCCAACAGAAAACCGAGCAATAAAAATAAAAGTGTGTCGATCATTTAGGTGTCCTTTTGTTTAGACATAGATTCTCCTAGGGTGGATAGTACCAACCCTCTCCATCTACCAGTATTAGTAGACTAAGTGCGCATAACGGATTTATTCATCTTATACACGATACCTAGTTTTCCACCTAAGTTATATCGTGCTTTACCAGTACCTAAATCAAGTCTGGTCACAAAAT